TCTCACAGTGTACGGACCTAAAGTTCCCCCCATAGGGGTACCTAAAGCCCAGCCAATCACCTAAAGTCAACCTTCGGTTGACCTTGAGGGTTCCCTAAGGGTTGGGGATGACCCTTGGGTTTACCTTGAGTGTCTCTCCTTGTCCCCTATCTGTTACAGCCTCCTAAAGTATCCTCCTAAAGTCACCTCCTAACGTCATTCCTAAAGCCAACACCTAAAGCCTACACCTAAAGACACCATGAGTCAACGCCTATCTTAAAGTTTCCTCTAAAGACCATCCTAAAGACCATCCTAAAGCCTACACCTAAAGACGCCTTGTTGTTATCCATAGAGAGATAATCTTCAATCATTGTCTTTAATACGACTCACTATAGAGAGAGAGAGAGAGAGAGAGAGAGAGATAGACAGAGAGACTACTTAAAGAGCCTTAAAGAGATTAATTAAAGAATTTATTAAAAAGAGTATTGACTTTAAGTCTAACCTATAGGATACTTACAGCCATCGAGAGGGAGACGGTGAGTAACCATCCCAATCGACACCGAGTCAAGCGGTTAAGTAGACAGCCTGTAAGTCGAACGAAAAACAGGTATTGACAACATGAAGTAACATGCAGTAAGATACACAGCGTCAACCACGGATACGGTGTCTTCTAGGTGACTTAAGCGCACCACGGCACATAAGGTGAAACAAACGGTTGACAACATGAAGTAAACACGGTACGATGTACCACATGAAACGACAGTGAGTCACCACACTGAAAGGTGATGCGGTCTAACGAAACCTGACCAAAGACGCTCTTTAACAATCTGGTAAATAGCTCTTGAGTGCATGAATAGCGGATAACTCAAGGGTATCGCAAGGTGCCCTTTATGATATTCACTAATAACTGCACGAGGTAACACAAGATGGCTATGTCTAACATGACTTACAAAAACGTTTTCGACCACGCTTACGAAATGCTGAAAGAAAACATCCGTTATGATGACATCCGCGACACTGATGACCTACACGATGCTATTCACATGGCTGCCGATAGTGCAATCCCGCACTACTACTCGGACATCTTTAGCGTAATGGCAAGTGAAGGCATTGATCTTGAGTTCGAGGACTCTGGTCTTATGCCGGACACCAAGGACGTAATTCGTATCCTGCAAGCTCGCATCTATGAGCAACTCACTATTGACCTCTGGGAAGATGCTGAGGACTTACTGAACGAGTATCTTGAGGAACGAATCGCAGCGCATTGGTTCCAAGCTGACCGGATGGCTATCGCTAATGGTCTTCCGCTTAACATCGACAAGCAACTTGACGCAATGCTAATGGGCTGATAGTCTTATCTTACAGGTCATCTACGGGTGGCCTGAATAGATACGATTTATTAACCGGAAGAGGCACTAAATGAACACAATTAACATCGCTAAGAACGACTTCTCTGACATCGAACTGGCTGCTATCCCGTTCAATACTCTGGCTGACCATTACGGTGAGCGTTTAGCTCGCGAACAGTTGGCCCTTGAGCATGAGTCTTATGAGATGGGTGAAGCACGCTTCCGCAAGATGTTTGAGCGTCAACTTAAAGCTGGTGAGGTTGCGGATAACGCTGCCGCTAAGCCTCTCATTACTACCCTGCTCCCTAAGATGATTGCACGCATCAACGACTGGTTTGAGGAAGTGAAAGCTAAGCGCGGCAAACGCCCGACAGCCTTCCAGTTCCTGCAAGAAATCAAGCCGGAAGCTGTAGCGTACATCACCATTAAGACCACTCTGGCTTGTCTAACCAGCGCAGATAATACAACCGTTCAGGCTGTAGCCAGCGCAATCGGTCGAGCCATTGAGGATGAGGCGCGCTTCGGTCGTATCCGTGACCTTGAAGCTAAGCACTTCAAGAAAAACGTTGAGGAACAATTGAACAAACGTGTAGGACACGTCTACAAGAAAGCATTCATGCAGGTTGTCGAAGCTGACATGCTCTCTAAGGGTCTACTAGGTGGCGAGGCGTGGTCTTCGTGGCATAAGGAAGACTCCATTCACGTTGGGGTGCGCTGTATTGAGATGCTCATTGAGTCAACCGGAATGGTTAACTTGCATCGCCAAAATGCTGGTGTAGTTGGTCAAGATTCTGAGACTATCGAACTGACACCAGAATACGCTGAGGCTATTGCAACCCGTGCAGGTGCGTTGGCTGGTATCTCTCCAATGTTCCAACCTTGTGTAGTTCCTCCTAAGCCTTGGACTGGCATTACCGGTGGTGGCTATTGGGCTAATGGTCGTCGCCCTCTGGCACTGGTACGTACCCACAGCAAGAAAGCACTGATGCGCTACGAAGATGTTTACATGCCTGAGGTGTACAAAGCGATTAACATTGCGCAAAACACCGCATGGAAAATCAACAAGAAAGTCCTAGCGGTCGCCAACGTCATCACCAAATGGAAGCACTGCCCTGTAGAGGACATCCCAGCGATTGAGCGTGAAGAACTCCCGATGAAACCGGAAGACATCGACACGAATCCTGAGGCTCTCACCGCATGGAAACGTGCTGCTGCCGCTGTGTATCGCAAGGACAAAGCTCGCAAGTCTCGCCGTATCAGCCTTGAGTTCATGCTTGAGCAAGCCAACAAGTTCGCTAACCATAAGGCCATCTGGTTCCCTTACAACATGGACTGGCGCGGTCGTGTTTACGCTGTGTCAATGTTCAACCCGCAAGGTAACGACATGACCAAGGGACTGCTGACGCTGGCTAAAGGTAAACCAATCGGCAAGGAAGGTTACTACTGGCTGAAAATCCACGGTGCAAACTGTGCAGGTGTTGATAAGGTTCCGTTCCCTGAGCGCATCAAGTTCATTGAGGACAACCACGAGAACATCATGGCTTGCGCTAAGTCCCCACTGGAGAACACTTGGTGGGCTGAGCAAGATTCTCCGTTCTGTTTCCTTGCGTTCTGCTTTGAGTACGCTGGGGTACAGCACCACGGCCTAAGCTACAACTGCTCTCTTCCGCTGGCGTTCGATGGGTCTTGCTCTGGTATTCAACACTTCTCCGCGATGCTCCTTGATGAGGTAGGCGGTCTTGCTGTTAACCTGCTGCCTAGTGCAACAGTTCAGGACATCTACGGGATTGTCGCTAAGAAAGTCAACGTGATTCTGCAAGCAGACGTAATCAACGGGACCGACAACGAAGTAGTTACCGTGACCGATGAGAACACTGGCGAAATCCCTGAGAAAGTCAAGCTGGGCACCAAGGCTCTGGCTGGTCAATGGCTGGCTTACGGTGTTACTCGCAGCGTGACTAAGCGTTCAGTCATGACGCTGGCTTACGGGTCCAAAGAGTTTGGCTTCCGTCAACAAGTGCTGGAAGATACCATTCAGCCAGCTATTGATTCCGGTAAAGGTCTGATGTTTACTCAACCGAATCAGGCTGCTGGGTACATGGCTAAACTGATTTGGGAAGCTGTGAGCGTCACGGTGGTGGCTGCGGTTGAAGCAATGAACTGGCTCAAGTCTGCCGCTAAGCTGCTGGCTGCTGAGGTCAAAGATAAGAAGACTGGAGAGATTCTTCGCAAGCGTTGCGCTGTGCATTGGGTAACTCCTGATGGCTTCCCTGTATGGCAGGAATACAAGAAGCCTATACAGACTCGCTTGAACCTGATGTTCCTCGGTCAGTTCCGCTTACAGCCGACCATTAACACTAACAAGGATAGCGAGATTGACGCACACAAGCAGGAGTCCGGCATTGCTCCTAACTTTGTGCATAGTCAAGATGGTAGCCACCTACGTAAGACTGTAGTGTGGGCGCATGAGAAGTACGGAATCGAATCATTTGCGTTGATTCACGACTCATTCGGGACAATTCCTGCTGATGCTGCCAACTTGTTCAAAGCTGTGCGTGAAACTATGGTTGACACCTATGAGTCCTGTGATGTACTAGCTGACTTTTACGACCAGTTCGCTGACCAGTTACATGAATCTCAATTGGATAAAATGCCAGCACTTCCGGCTAAGGGTAACTTGAATCTCCAAGACATCCTTAAGTCAGACTTCGCGTTTGCGTAACGTCAAATTAATACGACTCACTATAGAGGGACAAACTCAAGGTCATTCGCAAGAGTGGCCTTTATGGTTGACCTTCTTCCGGTTAATACGACTCACTATAGGAGAACCTTAAGGTTTAACTTTAAGACCCTTAAGTGTTAATTAGAGATTTAAATTAAAGAATTACTAAGAGAGGACTTTAAGTATGCGTAACTTCGAAAAGATGACCAAACGTTCTAACCGTAACGCTCATGACCGCTTCGAGGTAACTAAAGGTCGCAAGTTTAATAAACCATTACGCACCCGTGCGCATAAACGTAACTGGGAGGGTCAATAAGATGGGTCGTTTATACAGCGGTAATCTGGCAGCATTCAAGGCAGCGACAAACAAGCTATTTCAGTTAGACTTAGCGGTCATTCAGGATGACTGGCGCGATGCTGACACCAGAAAAGAATGCATACGGTTACGCGTTGAGGACAGGGCTGGGAATCTGATTGATACCAGTACCTTCTGTCACTACGACGAAGACGTTCTGTACAATATGTGCACTGATTGGTTGAACCGCATGTACGACCAGTTGAAGGACTGGAAGTAATACGACTCAGTATAGGGACAATGCTTAAGGTCGCTCTCTGAGTGGCCTTAGTCATTCAACCCAAACATGGAGATAAACATTATGATGAACATTAAGACCAGCCCATTTAAAGCGGTGTCTTTCGTAGAGTCTGCCGTAAAGAAGGCATTAGACAACGCTGGATACCTAATTGTAGATTGTAAATATGATGGTGTACGTGGGAACATCTGCGTGGATAATACCGCTAACAGTTGCTGGCTCTCTCGTGTATCTAAAACGATTCCGGCACTGGAGCACTTAAACGGATTTGATGTTCGCTGGAAGCGTCTACTCAACGATGACCGTTGCTTCTACAAAGATGGCTTTATGCTTGATGGGGAACTCATGGTCAAAGGTGTAGACTTTAACACCGGGTCCGGCCTACTGCGTACCAAATGGACTGACACCAAGAACCAAGAGTTCCACGAAGAGTTATTCGTTGAACCAGTCCGTAAGAAAGATAAAGTTCCCTTTAAGCTACACACTGGACACCTTCACGTCAAACTGTACGCTATCCTACCGCTGTACATCGTGGAGTCTGGAGAAGACTGTGATGTCATGACGTTGCTCATGCAGGAACACGTTAAGAACATGCTGCCTCTGCTACAGGAATACTTCCCTGAAATCGAATGGCAAGTGGCTGAGTCTTACGAGGTTTACGACATGGTGGAACTACAGCAACTGTATGAGAAGAAGCGTGAAGAAGGACATGAGGGTCTCATTGTGAAAGACCCGATGTGTATCTATAAGCGCGGTAAGAAGTCCGGGTGGTTCAAAATGAAGCCAGAGAATGAGGCCGACGGTATCATTCAAGGTGTAAACTGGGGAACAGAAGGACTTGCTAACGAAGGTAAAGTTATCGGCTTTAGTGTATTACTAGAAAGTGGATGCGTAGTCAATGCCAATAACATCTCACGGGAACTGATGGATGAGTTTACAGCTAACGTTAAAGAGCATGGCGAGGACTACTACAACGGGTGGGCTTGTCAAATTAGCTTCATGGAAGAGACACCTAATGGAAACCTTAGACATCCCTCCTTCACCTGCTTCCGTGGTACCGAGGACAACCCTCAAGAGAAGATGTAAACACACTGGCTCACCTTAGGGTGGGCCTTTCTGCGTTTAATACGACTCACTAAAGGAGGTACACATCATGATGTACTTAATGCCATTACTCATCGTCATCGTAGGATGCCTTGCGCTCCACTGTAGCGATGATGATATGCCGGATGGTCACGCTTAATACGACTCACTAAAGGAGACACTATATGTTTCGACTTCATTACAACAAAAGCATTAAGAATTTCACGGTTCGCCGTGCTGACCGTTCAATCGTATGTGCGAGCGAGCGCCGAGCTAAGCTACCTCTTATTGGTGACACAGTTCCTTTGGCACCGAGCGTCCACATCATTATCACCCGTGGTGACTTTGAGAAAGCAATAGACAAGAAACGTCCGGTTCTTAGTGGTGCAGTGACCCGCTTCCCGTTCGTCCGTCTGTTACTCAAACGTATCAAGGAGGTGTTCTGATGGGCAAAGACATGGTAAACCAACCTGCGCATTATACTTCTGGTGGGATTGAGTGCCTTGACGCTATCAGGGCTTCGATGACAGAGGAGGCATTTAAGGGCTTCCTGAAAGGTAACGTACTTAAGTATATGTGGCGCTACGAGAAGAAATTTAATCCAACTGAGGACTTAAAGAAAGCTCAGTGGTATTTGAAGCGTCTGGAGGAAGCAAATGAAAAGGATAAACCCTAAAACAGGAGAACCTTTTAAACGTGGTGATGTGAGAGAGGACGGATACGTGTTCTACACATACCAAAAGTCCATTATCAAATCTGATGGGTATTTCAAGGAATGCTGGCTTAGGCCAGACCGTTTAGAAGCTCAGAAAGTATCATCCTCTAAGTGCGGAGTAATCAGTCAGAGAAAGAAGAGGGCTGAAGCGAAGCAATGGGTAGATGCCTTTAAGGTTGAGAAAGGGTGTGATATGTGCGGGTACAGTGCCCATCCTGCTGCTCTGGACTTTGACCACATTGATAGAAGTACAAAGGCGTTTGACGTGAGTCAATTCCTTGGAAGAAAGTCAGATGAAGACATTAAGCTAGAGATAGCGAAGTGTCGCGTTCTGTGTGCAAACTGTCATAGGATAAAATCATATGAGAACAAAGATCACCTTAAGCACTCCACCTGCCGACAGCCTATCTGATGACTTCACGTCTTGCTCAGAGTGGTGCCGAAAGATGTGGGAAGAGACATTCGACGATGCGTACATCAAGCTGTATGAACTTTGGAAATCGAGAGGTTACTGATATGTCAAACGCAAATACAGGTTCACTTAGTGTGGACAATAAGAAGTTTTGGGCTACCGTAGAGTCCTTTGAGCATTCCTTTGAGGTTCCAATCTACGCAGAGACCCTAGACGAAGCCGTGGAGTTAGCCGAATGGCAGTACGTTCCGGCTGGCTTTGAGGTTACTCGTGTGCGCCCTTGTGTAGCACCAAAGTAATACGACTCACTATTAGGGAAGACTCCCTTTGAGAAACCAAACGAAACCTAAAGGAGATTAATATTATGGCTAAGAAGATTTTCACCTCTGCGCTGGGTACTGCTGAACCTTACGCTTACATCGCTAAGCCGGACTACGGTAACGAAGAGCGTGGCTTTGGGAACCCTCGTGGTGTATATAAAGTTGACCTGACTATTCCCAACAAAGACCCGCGCTGCCAGCGTATGGTCGATGAAATCGTGAAGTGTCACGAAGAGGCTTATGCTGCTGCCGTTGAGGAATACGAAGCGAACCCGCCTGCTGTAGCTCGTGGTAAGAAACCGCTGAAACCGTATGAAGGCGACATGCCGTTCTTCGATAATGGTGACGGCACGACTACCTTTAAGTTCAAATGCTACGCGTCTTTCCAAGACAAGAAGACCAAAGAGACCAAGCACATCAATCTGGTTGTGGTTGACTCCAAGGGTAAGAAGATGGAAGACGTTCCGATTATTGGCGGTGGCTCTAAGCTGAAAGTCAAATACTCTCTGGTTCCGTACAAGTGGAACACCGCTGTAGGTGCAAGCGTTAAGCTGCAACTGGAATCCGTGATGCTGGTCGAACTGGCTACCTTTGGTGGCGGTGAAGATGATTGGGCTGACGAAGTCGAAGAGAACGGCTATGTTGCCTCTGGTTCTGCCAAAGCGAGCAAACCACGCGACGAAGAAAGCTGGGACGAAGACGACGGAGACTCTTACGAAGAAGACTCAGACGGAGACTTCTAAGTGGCTGGCACATACGCTGCGCGTGGTATCAGAAAGGTCGGGACATTCCGTTCCGGCCTAGAAGATAAGGTCTCTAAGCAGCTAGAGGGTAAGGGAATTAAGTTCGACTATGAACTGTGGAAAATCCCTTACGTTGTCCCTGCGAGCAACCATGTGTATACTCCAGACTTCCTGCTGCCTAACGGAATCTTTATTGAAACCAAAGGTTTATGGGAGAGTGACGACCGAAAGAAACACTTATTGATTCGCGAACAGTTTCCTGAACTGGACATCCGTCTGGTGTTCTCAAGCTCGCGCACAAAGCTGTACAAAGGGTCTCCGACCAGTTACGGCGAATGGTGCGAGAAGCACGGTATTCTGTTTGCTGACAAATTAATTCCTGTAGAATGGCTCAAAGAACCCAAAAAGGAGGTGCCATTTGACAGGCTAAAGCAAGCGAAAGGAGGTAAGAAGTGATACATCCGAAGCTCTTGATAGAACCGACCGATTCCTGTATTGAATGGACAGGCGCTTTCCACAAGAATGGTTACGGAGTCATCTCTTTGAATCGCAAAGTGGCTGCCAAACTTGGAATACCTAGGGTGCAATTTGTGCACAGGGCAAGCTACATACAACATAAAGGTCCTATAGGTGCTGGACTTGTCGTTCGCCACCTATGTCACAACCGAAAGTGCTTCAACCCAGCTCACTTAGAAGTAGGCACTCAGTACGATAACTTCGAAGATAGCGTTAAGGTTGGGCGCAACAAACGTAAACTGCTTGATGAGGACGTTAAATCAATTAGAGAGTCCACAATGAGTAACCGCAAGTTAGCCAAACTATACGGTGTTAGCTCTACAACAATCTTCCACATCAAGCACAACAACAAGTGGAGGAATTTAAATGGCACGAGTACAATTCAAACAGCGTGAAAGCACCGAGGCAATCTTCGTTCATTGCTCAGCAACAAAACCCCACATGAATTGGGGTGTGCGTGAGATTCGTCAGTCTCATAAAGAGCGTGGATTCCTTGATGTGGGGTATCACTTTATCATCAAGCGCGATGGTACCGTGGAGGAAGGTCGAGATGAGATGGCTGTAGGCTCTCACGTTAAAGGCTACAACCACAACTCTATTGGTGTCTGCCTTGTAGGTGGTATCGACGATAAAGGTAAGTTCGACGCTAACTTTACTCCAGCCCAAATGCAATCCCTCCGCTCTCTACTTGTCACACTGCTGGCTAAATACGAAGGCGCTGTGCTTCGGGCGCATCATGACGTGGCCCCTAAGGCTTGCCCATCGTTCGACCTTAAGCGTTGGTGGGAGAAGAACGAACTGGTCACTTCTGACCGTGGATAATTAATTGAACTCACTAAAGGGAGACCACAACGGTTTCCCTTTGTTCGCATTGGAGATCAAATAATGCGCAAGTCTTATAAACAATTCTATAAGGCTCCAAGGAGGCATATCCAAGTGTGGGAGGCAGCCAATGGGCCTATACCAAAAGGTTATTATATAGACCACATTGACGGCAATCCACTCAACGACGCCTTAGACAATCTCCGTCTGGCTCTCCCAAAAGAAAACTCATGGAACATGAAGACTCCAAAGAGCAATACCTCAGGACTAAAGGGACTGAGTTGGAGCAAGGAAAGGGAGATGTGGCGAGGTACTGTAACCGCTGAGGGTAAACAGCATAACTTCCGTAGTAGAGATCTATTGGAAGTCGTTGCGTGGATTTATAGAACTAGGAGGGAATTGCATGGACAATTCGCACGATTCCGATAGTGTATTTCTTTACCACATTCCTTGTGACAACTGTGGAAGTAGTGATGGGAACTCGCTGTTCTCGGACGGACATACATTCTGCTACGTATGCGAGAAGTGGACTGCTGGTAATGAAGACACTAAAGAGAGGGCTTCAAAACGGAAACCCTCAGGAGGTAAACCAATGACGTACAACGTGTGGAACTTCGGGGAATCCAATGGGCGTTACTCTGCGCTAACTGCGCGAGGAATCTCTAAGGAAACCTGTCAGAAGGCTGGCTACTGGATTGCCAAAGTAGACGGTGTGATGTACCAAGTGGCTGACTATCGTGACCAGAACGGTAACATTGTGAGCCAGAAGGTTCGCGATAAAGATAAGAACTTTAAGACCACTGGTAGTCACAAGAGTGATGCCCTGTTCGGGAAGCACTTGTGGAATGGCGGTAAGAAGATTGTTGTCACAGAAGGTGAAATCGACATGCTTACCGTGATGGAACTTCAAGACTGCAAGTATCCTGTAGTGTCGTTGGGTCACGGTGCCTCTGCCGCTAAGAAGACATGCGCTGCCAACTACGAATACTTTGACCAGTTCGAACAGATTATCTTGATGTTCGATATGGACGAAGCTGGACGCAAGGCAGTCGAAGAGGCCGCACAGGTTCTACCTGCTGGTAAGGTACGAGTGGCAGTCCTTCCGTGTAAGGATGCCAACGAGTGTCACCTTAATGGTCACGACCGTGAAATCATGGAGCAAGTGTGGAATGCTGGCCCTTGGATTCCAGATGGTGTGGTCTCGGCTCTTTCGTTACGAGAACGAATCCGTGAACACCTGTCGTCAGAGGAATCAGTGGGTCTACTTTTCAGCGGCTGCACAGGTATCAACGATAAGACCTTAGGTGCCCGTGGTGGTGAAGTCATTATGGTCACTTCCGGTTCCGGTATGGGTAAGTCAACGTTTGTCCGTCAACAAGCTCTCCAGTGGGGTACAGCGATGGGTAAGAAGGTAGGCTTAGCGATGCTTGAGGAGTCCGTTGAGGAGACCGCTGAGGACCTTATAGGTCTACACAATCGTGTCCGACTGAGACAATCCGACTCACTAAAGAGAGAGATTATTGAGAACGGTAAGTTCGACCAATGGTTCGATGAACTGTTCGGTAACGATACGTTCCATCTATATGACTCATTCGCTGAGGCTGAGACCGACAGACTTCTTGCTAAGCTGGCCTACATGCGCTCAGGCTTGGGTTGTGATGTAATCATTCTAGACCACATCTCAATCGTCGTGTCCGCTTCTGGTGAATCCGATGAGCGTAAGATGATTGACAACCTAATGACCAAGCTCAAAGGGTTCGCTAAGTCAACTGGGGTGGTGCTGGTCGTAATTTGTCACCTTAAGAACCCAGACAAAGGTAAAGCACACGAGGAAGGTCGCCCCGTTTCTATTACTGACCTACGTGGTTCTGGCGCATTACGCCAACTATCTGATACTATTATTGCCCTTGAGCGTAATCAGCAAGGCGATATGCCTAACCTTGTCCTCGTTCGTATTCTCAAGTGCCGCTTTACTGGTTATACTGGTATCGCTGGCTACATGGAATACAACAAGGAAACAGGATGGCTTGAACCATCAAGTTACTCAGGGGAAGAAGAGTCACACTCAGAGTCAACAGACTGGTCCAACGACACTGACTTCTGACAGGATTCTTGACGATTTCAATACGACTCACTAAAGGAGACACCCATGTTCAAACTGATTAAGAAATTAGGCCAACTGCTGGTTCGTATGTACAACGTGGAAGCAAAACGTCTGAACGATGAGGCTCGTAAAGAGGCCACACAATCACGCGCTCTGGCTATTCGCTCCAACGAACTGGCTGATAGTGCATCCACTAAAGTTACAGAAGCTGCTCGTGTAGCAAACCAAGCTCAACAGCTTTCCAAATTCTTTGAGTAATCAAACAGGAGAAACCATTATGTCTAACGTAGCTGAAACTATCCGTCTATCCGATACCGCTGACCAGTGGAACCGTCGGGTTCACATCAACGTTCGTAACGGAAAGGCTACTATGGTCTACCGTTGGAAGGACTCTAAGTCCTCTAAGAATCACACTCAGCGTATGACGTTGACAGATGAGCAAGCACTGCGTCTGGTCAATGCGCTTACCAAAGCTGCCGTGACAGCAATCCATGAAGCTGGTCGCGTAAATGAAGCTATGGCTATCCTCGATAAGATTGATAGCTAAGAGTGGTATACTCAAGGTCGCCCAAGTGGTGGCCTTCATGAATACTATTCGACTCACTATAGGAGATATTACCATGCGTGACCCTAAAGTTATCCAAGCAGAAATCGCTAAGCTGGAAGCTGAACTGGAGGACGTTAAGTGCCATGAAGCTAAGACTCGCTCCGCTGTTCACATCTTGAAGAACTTAGGCTGGACTTGGACAAGACAGACTGGCTGGAAGAAACCAGAAGTTAACAAGCTGAGTCACAAGGTGTTCGATAAGGACACTATGACCCACATCAAGGCTGGTGATTGGGTTAAGGTTGACATGGGAGTTGTTGGTGGATACGGCTATGTCCACTCAGTGAGGGGCAAATACGCACAAGTGTCATACATCACAGGTGTTACTCCACGAGGAGCAATCGTTGCTGATAAGACCAACATGATTCACACAGGCTTCTTGACGGTTGTCTCGCATGAAGAGATTGTTAAGTCGCGATAATCAATAGGAGAAATCAATATGATCGTTTCTGACATCGAAGCTAACGCCCTCTTAGAGAGTGTCACTAAGTTCCACTGCGGGGTTATATACGACTACTCCACCGCTGAGTACGTAAGCTACCGTCCGAGTGACTTCGGTGCGTATCTGGATGCGCTGGAAGCCGAGGTTGCACGAGGCGGTCTTATTGTGTTCCACAACGGTCACAAGTATGACGTTCCTGCATTGACCAAACTGGCAAAGCTGCAATTGAACCGAGAGTTCCACCTTCCTCGTGAGAACTGTATCGACACCCTTGTGCTGTCGCGCTTGATTCACTCTAACCTAAAGGACACCGATATGGGTCTTCTGCGTTCCGGTAAACTGCCGGGGAAACGCTTTGGGTCTCACGCTCTTGAGGCGTGGGGTTATCGCTTAGGCGAGATGAAGGGTGAATACAAGGATGACTTTAAGCGTATGCTTGAAGAGCAAGGTGAAGAATACATTGACGGAATGGAGTGGTGGAACTTCAACGAAGAGATGATGGACTATAACGTTCAGGACGTTGTGGTCACTAAAGCTCTCCTTGAGAAGCTACTCTCTGACAAACATTACTTCCCTCCTGAGATTGACTTTACGGACGTAGGCTACACTACATTCTGGTCAGAATCCCTTGAGGCCGTTGATGTTGAACATCGCGCTGCATGGCTACTCGCTAAGCAAGAGCGTAATGGATTCCCGTTTGACACGAAAGCAATCGAAGAGTTGTACGTAGAGTTAGCTGCTCGCCGCTCTGAGTTGCTACGTAAATTGACCGAAACGTTTGGCTTGTGGTATCAACCTAAAGGTGGAACAGAAATATTCTGCCATCCACGAACAGGTAAGCCGCTGCCTAAATACCCTCGCATTAAGATACCTAAAGTTGGTGGTATCTTTAAGAAGCCTAAGAACAAGGCACAGCGAGAGGGCCGTGAGCCTTGCGAACTGGATACCCGCGAGTACGTTGCTGGTGCTCCGTATACTCCAGTTGAGCACGTAGTGTTTAACCCTTCATCTCGTGACCACATCCAGAAGAAACTCCAAGAGGCTGGGTGGGTACCAACCAAGTACACCGATAAGGGTGCTCCTGTGGTGGACGATGAGGTACTCGAAGGAGTGCGTGTAGATGACCCTGAGAAGCAAGCTGCCATCGACCTCATTAAAGAGTACTTGATGATTCAGAAGCGAATCGGACAGTCTGCTGAGGGAGACAAGGCATGGCTTCGTTACGTTGCTGAGGACGGTAAGATTCATGGTTCTGTTAACCCTAATGGAGCAGTTACGGGTCGTGCTACCCATGCGTTCCCCAACCTTGCGCAAATTCCGGGTGTACGTTCTCCTTATGGAGAGCAGTGTCGCGCTGCTTTTGGCGCTGAGCACCATTTGGATGAGATAACTGGTAAGCCTTGGGTTCAGGCAGGTATCGACGCATCCGGTCTGGAGCTACGCTGCTTGGCTCACTTCATGGCTCGCTTTGATAACGGTGAGTACGCTCACGAGATTCTTAATGGTGACATCCACACCAAGAACCAGATTGCTGCTGAATTGCCCACCCGTGATAACGCTAAGACGTTCATCTATGGGTTCCTTTATGGTGCTGGTGATGAGAAGATTGGGCAGATTGTTGGTGCTGGTAAAGAGCGCGGTAAGGAACTCAAGAAGAAATTCCTTGAGAACACCCCTGCGATTGCAGCACTCCGTGAGTCTATACAACAGACACTTGTCGAATCCTCTCAGTGGGTAGCGGGTGAGCAGCAAGTCAAGTGGAAACGTCGCTGGATTAAAGGTCTGGATGGTCGTAAGGTACACGTTCGTAGTCCTCACTCTGCCTTGAATACCCTACTGCAATCCGCTGGCGCTCTCATCTGCAAACTATGGATTATCAAGACCGAAGAGATGCTCGTAGAGAAAGGCTTGAAGCATGGCTGGGATGGGGACTTTGCGTACATGGCGTGGGTACACGATGAAATCCAAGTAGGTTGCCGTACCGAAGAGATTGCTCAGGTGGTTATTGATACCGCACAAGAGGCAATGCGCTGGGTTGGAGACCACTGGAACTTCCGGTGTCTTCTGGATACCGAAGGTAAGATGGGTCCTAATTGGGCCGTATGTCACTAATTCTATAGGAGAAATTATTATGACTATCACTAAGAAATTTAAAGTGTCCTTTGATGTTACCCTTAAGCTGGACAGCGAGACCGAAGAACTGATGCGAGAAAAGATTCTGGACTTAGCTCATCGTGCTGGCGCTGGTGAGGAGATTGCTCCTATGGACCGAGAGTTATTAGTTCAAGCTCTGACACGTGGTCCAGACGGTGCTGCTGCATTTGCTGTACGCCAAGGTATCCGTACTAATGTCAAGGAGATGTTCGAAGAGAGTGGCGACAAATCAATGTTCAAAGTATCTCCTGCAACTGTACGGGAGGTATTCTGATGTCTGACTATCTGAAAGTGCTGCAAGCAATCAAAGGTTGCCCTAAGACTTTCCAGTCCAACTATGTGCGGAACAATGCGAGCCTCGTAGCGGAGGCCGCTTCCCGTGGGCACATCTCGTGCCTGACCACTAGTGGACGTAACGGTGGCGCTTGGGAAATTACCGCTTCCGGTACTCGCTTTCTGAAACGAATGGGAGGTTGTGTCTAATGTCTCGTGACCTTGTGACTATTCCGCGCGATGTGTGGAACGATATGCAGGGCTACATCGACTCTCTGGAACGTGAGAACGATAGCCTTAAGAATCAACTGATGGAGGCTGACGAATACGTGGCTGAGCTAGAGGAGAAACTTAATGGCGCTTCTTGACCTTAAACAATTCTATGAGTTACGTGAAGGATGTAACGACAAAGGCATCCTTGTTATGGATGGTGACTGGTTGGTCTTCCAAGCGATGAGTGCTGCTGAGTTTGACGCCTCATGGGAGGAAGAGATTTGGCAACGCTGCTGTGACCACGCTAAGGCACGTCAGATTCTTGAGGATTCCATTAAGTCCTACGAGACCCGCAAGAAGGCTTGGGTAGGTGCTCCGATTGTCCTTGCGTTCACTGATAGTGTTAACTGGCGTAAAGAACTGGTTGACCCAAACTATAAGGCTAACCGTAAGGCCACTAAGAAACCTGTAGGTTACTTTGAGTTCCTTGAGGCCCTCTTTGAGCGCGAAGAGTTCTATTGCATCCGAGAGCCTATGCTTGAGGGCGATGACGTTATGGGAGTTATTGCTTCCAATCCGTCTGCATTCGGTGCGCGTAAGGCTGTAATCATCTCGTGCGATAAGGACTTTAAGACCATCCCTAACTGTGACTTCCTGTGGTGTACCACTGGTAACATCCTGACTCAGACCGAAGAGTCCGCTGACTGGTGGCACCTCTTCCAGACCATCAAGGGCGACATTACAGATGGTTACTCTGGGATTGCCGGGTGGGGTGATACTGCCGAGGACTTCTTGAATAACCCGTTCATTACCGAGCCTAAAACGTCTGTGCTTAAGTCTGGGAAGAACAAAGGCCAAGAGGTAACTAAGTGGGTTAAACGCGACCCTGAGCCTCATGAGACGCTTTGGGACTGCATTAAGTCCATCGGAGCGAAGGCTGGTATGACCGAAGAGGATGTTATCAAGCAGGGCCAGATGGCTCGCATCCTGCGGTTCAATGAGTACAACTTTATTGACAAGGAGATTTACCTGTGGAGACCGTAGCGTATATTGGCATTGGTCTTTGTGTTCTCGGAATAGGCCTCATTGCGTGGGGCCTTTGGGACTTAGCCTGAATAATCAAGTCGTTACACGACACTAAGTGATAAACTCAAGGTCCCTAAATTAATACGACTCACTATAGGGAGATAGGGCCTTTATGATTATTACTTTAAGATTTAACTCTAAGAGGAATCTTTATCATGTTAACACCTATTAGCCAATTACTTAAGAACCCTAATGATATTCCAGACGTGCCTCGTGCAACCGCTGAGTATCTACAGGTTCGATTCAACCATGCGTACCTCGAAGCGTCTGGTCATATAGGATTTATGCGTGCTAGTGGTTGTAGTGAAGCCCACATCTTGGGATTCATTCAGGGCCTACAGTATGCCTCTAATATCATTGACGAGATTGAGTTACGCAAGGAACAACTAAGAGATGATGGGGAGGATTGACCTTATGTGTTTCTCACCGAAAATTAAAGTTCCGAAGATGGATACCAATCAGATTCGAGCCGTTGAGCCAGCGCCTCTGACCCAAGAAGTGTCAAGCGTGGAGTTCGGTGGGTCTTCTGATGAGACGGATACCGAAGGAACCGAAGTGTCTGGACGCAAAGGCCTCAAGGTCGAACGCGATGATTCCGTAGCGAAGTCTAAAGCCAGTGGTACTGGTTCCGCTCGTATGAAATCTTCAATCCGTAAGTCCGCATTTGGAGATAAGAAGTGATGTCTGAGTTCACGTGTGTGGAGGCCAAGAGTCGATTCCGTGCAATCCGGTGGACTGTAGAGCACCTCGGGTTGCCTAAAGGATTCGAAGGACACTTTGTGGGCTACAGCCTCTACGTAGATGAAGTAATGGACATGTCCGGTTGTCGTGAAGAGTACATTCTTGACTCTACCGGAAAACATGTAGCGTACTTCGCGTGGTGCGTAAGCTGTGACATTCACCACAAAGGAGACATTCTGGATATAACGTCCGTTGTTATTAATCCTGAGGCAGACTCTAAGGGCTTACAGCGATTCCTAGCGAAACGCTTTAAGTACCTTGCAGAACTCCACGATTGCGATTGGGTGTCTCGTTGTAAGCATGAAGGCGAGACAATGCGTGTATACTTTAAGGAGGTATAAGTTATGGGTAAGGTAGTTAAGAAAGTTGTTAAGGAAGTGACCCGCCCGGTTAAACAGGTTGCTGGTGCGCTGGCCGGTGTTATTGATGAAGCACAGGCTGCTGCACAGATTGTTGATGTACCTGAGAAAGAGGTTTCCACTGAGGACGAAGCACAGACCGAAAGCGGACGCAAGAAAGCTCGTGCTGGCGGTAAGAAGTCCTTGAGTGTGGCCCGTAGCTCCGGTGGCGGCATCAATATTTAATCAGGAGGTTATCGTGGAAGACTGCATTGAATGGACCGGAGGTGTCAACTCTAAGGGTTATGGTCGTAAGTGGGTTAATGGTAAACTTGTGACTCCACATAGGCACATCTATGAGGAGACATATGGTCCAGTTCCAACAGGAATTGTGGTGATGCATATCTGCGATAACCCTAGGTGCTATAACATAAAGCACCTTACGCTTGGAACTCCAAAGGATAATTCCGAGGACATGGCTACCAAAGGTAGACAGGCTAAAGGAGAGGAACTAAGCAAGAAACTTACAGAGTCAGACGTTCTCGCTATACGCTCTTCAACCTTAAGCCACCGCTCCTTAGGAGAACTGTATGGAGTCAGTCAATCAACCATAACGCGAATACTACAGCGTAAGACATGGAGACACATTTAATGGCTGAGAAACGAACAGGACTTGCGGAGGATGGCGCAAAGTCTGTCTATGAGCGTTTAAAGAACGACCGTGCTCCCTATGAGACACGCGCTCAGAATTGCGCTCAATATACCATCCCATCATTGTTCCCTAAGGACTCCGATAACGCCTCTACAGATTATCAAACTCCGTGGCAAGCCGTGGGCGCTCGTGGTCTGAACAATCTAGCCTCTAAGCTCATGCTGGCTCTATTCCCTATGCAGACTTGGATGCGACTTACTATATCTGAATATGAAGCAAAGCAGTTACTGAGCGACCCCGATGGACTCGCCAAGGTCGATGAGGGTCTCTCAATGGTAGAGCGTATCATCATGAACTACATTGAGTCGAACAGCTACCGCGTGACTCTCTTTGAGGCTCTCAAACAGTTAGTCGTAGCTGGTAACGTCCTGCTGTACCTACCGGAACCGGAAGGGTCAAACTATAATCCCATGAAGCTGTACCGATTGTCTTCTTATGTGGTCCAACGAGACGCATTCGGCAACGTTCTGCAAATGGTGACTCGTGACCAGATAGCTTTTGGTGCTCTCCCTGAGGACATCCGTAAGGCTGTAGAAGGTCAAGGTGGTGAGAAGAAAGCTGATGAGACCATCGACGTGTACACTCACATCTATCTGGATGAGGCCTCAGGTGAATACCTCCGGTACGAAGAGGTCGAGGGTATGGAAGTCCAAGGCTCCGATGGGACTTACCCTAAAGAGGCTTGCCCATACATCCCGATTAGGATGGTCAGACTAGATGGTGAATCCTACGGTCGTTCGTACATTGAGGAATACTTAGGTGACTTACGGTCCCTTGAGAATCTCCAAGAGGCCATCGTTAAGATGTCAATGATTAGCTCTAAGGTTATCGGCTTAGTGAATCCTGCTGGTATCACCCAGCCACGCCGACTGACCAAAGCTCAGACTGGTGACTTCGTTACTGGTCGTCCAGAAGACATCTCGTTCCTCCAACTTGAGAAGCAAGCCGACTTTACCGTAGCCAAGGCTGTCAGTGACGCTATTGAGGCTCGCCTTTCGTTTGCCTTCATGTTGAACTCTGCGGTTCAGCGTACAGGTGAACGAGTGACCGCCGAAGAGATTCGGTATGTCGCTTCTGAACTTGAAGATACTTTAGGCGGTGTCTACTCTATCCTTTCTCAAGAATTACAATTGCCTCTGGTACGAGTGCTCTTGAAGCAACTACAAGCCACGCAACAGATTCCTGAGTTACCTAAGGAAGCCGTAGAGCCAACCATTAGTACAGGTCTGGAAGCAATTGGTCGAGGACAAGACCTTGATAAGCTGGAGCGTTGTGTCACTGCGTGGGCTGCTCTAGCTCCTATGCGTGATGACCCTGACATCAACCTTGCGATGATTAAGTTACGCATTGCGAACGCTATCGGTATTGACACTTCTGGTATCCTTCTTACCGAAGAACAGAAGCAACAGAAGATGGCCCAACAGTCTATGCAAATGGGCATGGATAATGGTGCCGCTGCGTTGGCTCAAGGTATGGCTGCACAGGCTACGGCTTCACCTGAGGCTATGGCTGCTGCCGCTGATTCCGTAGGTTTACAGCCGGGCATTTAATACGACTCACTATAGGGAGACCTCATCTTTGAAATGAGCGATGGCAAGAGGTTGGAGTCCTCGGTCTTCCTGTAGTTCAACTTTAAGGAGACAATAATAATGGCTGAATCTAATGCAGACGTATATGCATCTTTTGGCGTGAACTCCGCTGTGATGTCTGGTGGTTCCGTTGAGGAACATGAGCAGAATATGCTGGCTCTTGATGTTGCTGCCCGTGATGGCGATGATGCAATCGAGTTAGCGTCCGACGAAGTGGAAACAGAACGTGACCTGTATGACAACTCTGACCCATTCGGTCAAGAGGACGATGAGGGGCGCATTCAGGTTCGTATTGGTGATGGCTCTGAGCCGACCGATGTGGACACTGGAGGAGAAGGCTTTGAGGGCACCGAAGAGTTTACACCACTGGGTGATACTCCAGAAGAACTGGTAGCTGCCTCTGAGCAACTTGGTGAGCACGAAGAGGGCTTCCAAGAGATGATTAACATTGCTGCCGAGCGTGGCATGAGTGCCGAGACCATTGAGGCTATCCAGCGTGAGTACGCGGAGGACGAAGAGTTGTCCGCTGAGTCCTACGCTAAGCTGGCTGAAATTGGGTACACTAAGGTTTTCATCGACTCGTACATTCGTGGTCAAGAAGCTCTGGTTGAGAAGTACGTAAACAGTATCGTCGAGTACGCTGGTGGTCGTGAACGTTTTGATGCACTCTATAGTCACCTTGAGACGCACAACCCTGAGGCTGCACAGTCGCTGGACAATGCGTTGACCAATCGTGACTTAGCGACCGTTAAAGCTATCATCAACTTGGCTGGTGAGTCTCGCGCTAAGGCGTTCGGTCGTAAGCCAACTCGTAGTGTGACTAATCGCGCTATTCCGGCTAAACCTCAGGCTACCAAGCGTGAAGGCTTTTCGGACCGTAGCGAGATGATTAAAGCTATGAGCGACCCTCGGTATCGCACAGATGCCAACTATCGTCGTCAAGTCGAACAGAAAGTGATAGATTCGAACTTCTGATAGACTTTGAAATTAATACGACTCACTATAGGGAGACCACAACGGTTTCCCTCTAGAAATAATTCTTTGTTTAACTTTCTTAAGAAGGAGACATACATATGGCTAACATGACTGGTGGACAGCAACTGGGTACTAACCAAGGTAAAGATGTAATGGCTGCTGGAGATAAACTGGCGTTGTTCTTGAAGGTATTTGGCGGTGAGGTTCTGACTGCATTCGCTCGCACCTCCGTGACCACTTCTCGCCACATGGTTCGTTCCATCTCCAGCGGCAAATCCGCTCAGTTCCCTGTTCTGGGTCGCACTCAGGCAGCGTATCTGGCACCGGGTGAGAACCTCGACGATATTCGTAAAGACATCAAACATACCGAGAAGGTCATCACCATTGATGGCCTCCTGACTGCTGACGTTCTGATTTACGACATTGAGGACGCGATGAACCACTACGACGTTCGCTCTGAGTATACCTCTCAGTTGGGTGAATCTCTGGCGATGGCTGCGGATGGTGCGGTTCTGGCAGAGATTGCCGGCCTGTGTAACGTGGAAAGCCAATATAATGAGAACATTACAGGTCTGGGCACTGCTACGGTAATTGAGACCACTCAGGACAAGACTACACTTACCGACCAAGTTGCGCTGGGTAAGGAGATTATTGCGGCTCTGACTAAGGCTCGTGCTGCTTTGACCAAGAACTACGTTCCGTCTTCTGACCGTGTGTTCTACTGCGACCCAGATAGCTACTCTGCGATTCTGGCAGCACTGATGCCGAACGCTGCAAACTACGCTGCTCTGATTGACCCTGAGAAGGGTTCTATCCGTAACGTTATGGGTTTTGAGGTTGTAGAAGTTCCGCACCTCACTGCTGGTGGCGCTGGCACCTCTCGCGAGGGCACTACTGGTCAGAAGCACGCCTTCCCTGCCACTAAGAGTGGTAACGACAAGGTTGCTAAGGACAATGTTATCGGCCTGTTCATGCACCGCTCTGCGGTAGGTACTGTTAAGCTGCGTGACTTGGCTCTGGAGCGTGCTCGCCGTGCTAACTTCCAAGCAGACCAGATTATCGCGAAGTACGCAATGGGTCATGGTGGTCTGCGCCCAGAAGCTGCTGGTGCAGTGGTTTTCAAGACGAAGTAATGCTAGGAGTGACCTCAACGGTCGCTGCTAGTCCCGAAGAGGTGAGTGTTACTTCAACCGAAGAAACCTTAACGCCAGCACAGAAGGCTGCACGCACACGCGCTGCTAACAAAGCCCGAAAGGAAGCTGAGTTGGCTGCTGCCACCGCTGAGCAATAACTAGCATAACCCCTTGGGGCCTCTAAACGGGTCTTGAGGGGTTTTTTGCTTAAAGGAGGAGGAACTATATGCGCTCATACGATATGAACGTTGAGACTGCCGCTGAGTTATCCGCTGTGAACGACATTCTGGCATCTATCGGAGAACCTCCGGTATCAACGCTGGAAGGTGACTCTAACGCAGACGTAGCGAACGCTCGGCGTATTCTCAACAAGATTAACCGACAGATTCAGTCTCGTGGATGGACGTTCAACATTGAGGAAGGCATAACGCTACTACCTGATGTTTACTCCAACCTGATTGTATACAGTGACGACTATTTGTCCTTAATGGCTACTTCCGGTCAATCCATCTACGTTAACCGAGGTGGCTATGTGTATGACCGAACGAGTCAATCAGACCGCTTTGACTCTGGAATTACCGTGAACATTATCCGTCTCCGAGACTACGATGAGATGCCTGAGTGCTTCCGCTACTGGATTGTCACTAAGGCTTCCCGTCAGTTCAACAACCGATTCTTTGGGGCACCAGAAGTAGAGGGCGTACTCCAAGAAGAGGAAGACGAGGCTAGACGTCTCTGTATGGAGTACGAAGTGGACTACGGTGGGTACAATATGCTGGATGGTGATGCGTTCACTTCTGGTCTACTGACTCGCTAATAATCAATAAGGAGGCTCTAATGGCACTCATTAGCCAATCAATCAAGAACTTGAAGGGTGGTATCAGCCAACAGCCTGACATCCTTCGTTATCCAGACCAAGGGTCACGCCAAGTTAACGGTTGGTCTTCGGAGACCGAGGGCCTCCAAAAGCGTCCACCTCTGGTTTTCTTAAAGACACTTGGAGACAACGGTGCGTTAGGTCAAGCGCCTTACATTCACCTGATTAACCGTGATGAAAACGAACAGTATTACGCTGTGTTCACTGGTACAGGAATACGTGTGTTTGACCTTGCTGGTAACGAGAAGCAAGTTAGGTATCCTAACGGTTCCAACTACATCAAGACCGCTAATCCACGTAGCGACCTGCGAATGGTTACTGTAGCAGACTATACGTTCATCGTTAACCGTAACGTTGTTGTACAGAAGGACCCAAATTCTGTCAACTTGGCGAATTACAACCCTAAGCAAGACGGATTGATTAACATTCGTGGTGGTCAGTATGGCAGGGAACTAATTGTACACATTAACGGTAAAGACGTTGCTACGTATAAGATCCCAGATGGTAGTAAACCTGAACACGTAAACAATACGGATGCCCAATGGTTAGCCGAAAGGTTAGCCAAGCAGATGCGCATTAACTTGTCTGGTTGGACTGTAAATGTAGGGCAAGGGTTCATCCATGTGACCGCACCTAGTGGTCAACAGATTGACTCCTTCACGACTAAAGATGGCTATGCAGACCAGTTGATTAACCCTGTGACCCACTATGCTCAGTCGTTCTCTAAGTTGCCACCTAATGCTCCTAACGGCTACATGGTGAAAATCGTAGGGGACGCCTCTAAGTCTGCCGACCAGTATTACGTTCGGTATGACGCTGAGCGGAAAGTTTGGACTGAGACTTTAGGTTGGAACACTGAGAACCAAGTTCTATTGGAAACCATGCCACACGCTCTTGTGCGAGCCGCTGACGGTAATTTCGACTTCAAGTGGCTTGAGTGGTCTCCTAAGTCTTGTGGTGACGTTGACACTAACCCTTGGCCTTCTTTTGTTGGTTCAAGTATTAACGATGTGTTCTTCTTCCGTAACCGCTTAGGATTCCTTAGTGGGGAGAACATCATATTGAGTCGTACAGCCAAATACTTCAACTTCTACCCTGCGTCCATTGCTAACCTTAGTAATGACGACCCTATAGACGTAGCTGTGAGTACCAACCGAATAGCAATCCTTAAGTACGCAGTTCCGTTCTCAGAAGAGTTACTCATCTGGTCCGATGAAGCACAATTCGTCCTGACTGCTTCTGGAACTCTCACGTCTAGGTCGGTTGAGTTGAACCTAACGACTCAGTTTGACGTACAGGACCGAGCGAGACCTTATGGGATTGGCCGTAATGTCTACTTTGCTAGTCCGAGGTCCAGCTACACGTCCATCCACAGGTACTACGCCGTGCAGGATGTAAGTTCCGTTAAGAACTCTGAGGATATCACATCACACGTTCCTAACTACATCCCTAATGGTGTGTTTAGTATTTGTGGTAGTGGTACGGAAAACTTCTGTTCGGTACTATCTCACGGGGACCCAAGTAAAATCTTCATGTACAAATTCCTGTACCTGAACGAAGAGTTAAGGCAACAGTCGTGGTCACATTGGGACTTTGGGGAAAACGTACAGGTTCTAGCGTGTCAGAGTATCAGCTCAGATATGTACGTTATTCTTCGCAATGAGTTCAATACGTTCCTAGCTAGAATCTCTTTCACTAAGAACGCCATTGACTTACAAGGTGAACCCTATCGTGCCTTTATGGACATGAAGATTCGCTACACGATTCCTAGTGGAACATACAACGATGACACATTCACTACCTCTATCCATATTCCAACCATTTATGGTGCAAACTTCGGGAGAGGCAAAATCACCGTATTGGAGCCTGATGGTAAGATAACCGTATTTGAGCAACCTACATCTGGGTGGCAAAGCGACCCTTGGCTGAGACTCAGCGGTAACTTAGAGGGACGTGAAGTGTTCATTGGGTTCAACATCAACTTCGTCTATGAGTTCTCTAAGTTCCTCATCAAGCAAACTACCGACGACGGGTCTACCTCCACGGAAGACATTGGTCGTTTACAGTTACGCAGAGCGTGGGTTAACTATGAGGATTCTGGTACGTTCGACATTTATGTTGAGAACCAATCGTCAAACTGGAAGTACACAATGGCTGGTGCTCGATTAGGCTCTAATACTCTGAGGGCTGGGCGATTGAACTTAGGGACCGGACAATACAGATTCCCTGTGGTTGGTAACGCCAAGTTCAATACCGTGTACATCTTGTCAGATGAGACTACACCTCTGAACATCATTGGGTGTGGCTGGGAAGGAAACTACTTACGGAGAAGTTCCGGTATTTAATTGAATGTTCTCCCTGTGGTGGCTAGAAATTAATACGACTCACTATAGGGAGAACAATACGACTACGGGATGGTTTTCTTATGATGACTATAAGACCTACTAAAAGTACAGACTTTGAGGTATTCACTCCGGCTCACCATGACATTCTTGAAGCTAAGGCTGCTGGTATTGAGCCGAGTTTCCCTGATGCTTCCGAGTGTGTCACGCTGAGCCTCTATGGGTTCCCTCTAGCTATCGGTGGTAACTGCGGAGGCCAGTGCTGGTTCGTTACGAGTGACCAAGTGTGGCGACTTAGTGGAAAAGCTAAGCGAGAGTTCCGTAAGTTAATCATGGAGTATCGCGATAAGATGCTTGAGAAGTATGATACTCTTTGGAATTACGTATGGGTAGGTAATACGTCCCACATTCGTTTCCTCAAGACTATCGGTGCGGTATTCCATGAAGAGTACACACGAGATGGTCAGTTTCAACTATTCACAATAACGAAAGGAGGATAACCATATGTGTTGGGTAGCCGCAATTCCTATCGCTCTAGCTGGCGCTCAGGCTATCAGTGGTCAGAACGCTCAGGCCAAAATGATTGCCGCTCAGACCGCTGCTGGTCGTCGTCAAGCTATCGAACTTTTGAAGCAGACGAACATCCAGAATGCTGACCTATCACTGCAAGCTCGAAGTAAACTTGAGGAAGCGTCCTCTGAGTTGACCTCACAGAACATGCAGAAGGTACAAGCTATGGGGTCTATCCGAGCGGCTATCGGAGAGAGTATGCTTGAAGGTTCCTCAATGGACCGCATTAAGCGAGTCACAGAAGGACAGTTCATTCGGGAAGCCAATATGGTAACTGAGAACTATCGACGTGACTACCAAGCAATCTTCGCACAGCAACTTGGTGGCACTCAAAGTGCTGCAAGCCAGATTGACGAAATCTATAAGAGCGAACAGAAACAGAAGAGTAAGCTACAGATGGTTCTGGACCCGCTGGCTGTCATGGGGTCTTCCGCTGCGAGTGCTTACGCATCCGGTGCGTTCGACTCTAAGTCCACAACTAAGGCACCCATTGTTGCCGCTAAAGGAACCAAGACGGGGAGGTAATGAACTATGAGCAAGATTGAATCTGCCCTTCAAGCGGCACAGCCGGGACTCTCTCGGTTACGTGGTGGCGCTGGTGGTATGGGCTATCGTGCGGCTACCACTCAGGCTGAACAGCCAAAGTCAAGCCTATTGGACACCATTGGTCGGTTCGCTAAGGCTGGTGCCGATATGTATATCGCTAAGGAACAACGAGCACGCGACCTAGCTGACGAACGCTCTAACGAGATTATCCGTAAGCTGACACCTGAGCAACGTCGAGAGGCTCTCAACAATGGGACCCTTCTGTATCAGGATGACCCATACGCTATGGAAGCACTGCGAGTCAAGACTGGTCGTAACGCTGCGTACCTTGTGGACGACGACGTTATGCAGAAGGTCAAAGAAGGTGTCTTCCGTACTCGTGAGGAGATGGAACAGTATCGCCATAGTCGTCTCCAAGAGAGCGCTAAGGCATACGCTGAGCAGTTCGGTATTGACCCTGAGGACGTTGATTATCAGCGTGGTTTCAATGGGGACATTACCGAGCGTAACATCTCACTGTATGGCGCACACGATAACTTCTTGAGCCAGCAAGCTCAGAAGGGTGCCATCATGAACAGCCGAGTGGAACTCAACGGTGTCCTTCAAGACCCTGATATGCTTCGTCGCCCAGACTCTGCGGACTTCTTTGAGAAGTACATCGACAACGGTCTGGTTACCGGAGCAATCCCGTCTGACGCTCAGGCTACACAGCTTATAAGCCAAGCGTTCAGTGACGCTTCTAGCCGTGCTGGTGGTGCTGACTTCCTGATGCGAGTCGGTGACAAGAAGGTAACACTTAATGGAGCCACTACGACTTACCGAGAGTTGATGGGTGAAGAACAGTGGAATGCTCTCATGGTCACAGCACAACGTTCTCAGTTTGAGAATGACGCTAAGCTGAACGAGCAGTACCGCTTGAAGATTAACTCTGCGCTGAACCAAGAGGACCCTCGTACTGCGTGGGAGATGCTTCAAGGTATCAAGGCTGAACTCGATAAGGTTCAACCTGATGAGCAGATGACACCGCAACGTGAGTGGCTAATCTCGGCACAGGAACAAGTTCAGAATCAGATGAACGCATGGACGAAGGCTCAAGCCAAAGCTCTGGATGACTCAATGAAGTCTATGAACAAACTTGACGTAATCGACAAGCAGTTCCAGAAGCGAATCAACGGTGAGTGGGTCTCAACGGACTTCAAGGATATGCCAACAAACGAGAACACTGGTGAGTTCAAACATAGTGATATGGTTAACTACGCCAATAAGAAGCTCGCGGAGATTGACCGCATGGACATCCCAGATAGCGCCAAGGACATGATGAAGTTGAAGTACCTTCAAGCGGACTCTAAGGACGGGGCATTCCGTACAGCAATCGGAACTATGGTGACTGACGCTGGTCAAGAGTGGTCTGCCGCTGTGATTAACGGTAAGTTGCCAGAACGAACCCCAGCTCTGGATGCTCTACGTAGAATCCGTAATGCCGACCCCCAGTTGATTGCTGCGCTATACCCAGACCAAGCTGAGCTATTCCTGACGATGGACATGATGGACAAGCAGGGTATTGACCCTCAGGTTATTCTTGACGCTGACCGACTGACTGCCAAGCGTTCCAAAGAGCAACGATTCGAGGACGATAAAGCATTCGAGTCTGCATTGAATAGCTCTACGGCCCCTGAGATTGCCCGTATGCCAGCGTCACTTCGTGAATCTGCACGTAAGATTTATGACTCAGTTAAGTACCGCTCTGGGAACGAAAGCATGGCTATGGAGCAGATGACCAAGTTCCTTAAGGAATCTACCTACACGTTCACTGGTGACGATGTTGACGGTGATACCATCGGTGTGATTCCTAAGAACATGATGCAAGTCAACTCTGACCCGAAATCATGGGAGCAAGGTCGCGATATTCTGGAGGAAGCACGTAAGGGAATCATTGCGAGCAACCAGTGGATAACCAACAAGCAACTGACCATGTATTCTCAAGGTGACTCCATTTACCTCATGGACACCACTGGTCAAGTCCGCGTCCGTTATGATAAAGAGTTACTCTCGAAGGTCTGGAGTGAGAACCAGAAGAAACTCGAAGAGAAGGCTCGTGAGAAGGCTCTGGCTGATGTGAACAAGCGGGCACCTATCGTTGCCGCAACGAAGGCCCGTGAATCTGCTGCTAAACGAGTCCGAGAGAAACGTAAACAGACTCCGAAGTTCATCTATGGACGCAAGGAGTAACTAAAGGCTACATAAGGAGGCCCTAAATGGATAAGTACGATAAGAACGTACCAAGTGATTATGATGGTCTGTTCCAAAAGGCGGCTGATGCCAACGGGGTCTCTTATGACCTTTTACGTAAAGTCGCTTGGACAGAGTCACGATTTGTACCCACAGCTAAATCTAAGACTGGACCATTAGGCATAATGCAATTCACCAAGGCAACCGCTAATGCCCTTGGTCTGCGAGTTACAGATGGTCCAGACGACGACCGACTTAACCCTGAGTTAGCTATCAACGCTGCCGCTAAGCACCTTGCAGGTCTGGTAGGTAAATTCGACGGTGATGAACTTAAAGCTGCCCTTGCATACAACCAAGGCGAGGGACGCTTGGGTAATCCACAACTTGAGGCATACTCTAAGGGAGACTTCGCGTCCATCTCTGAGGAAGGACGTAACTATCTGCGTAACCTTCTGGATGTCGCTAAGTCACCGATGGCTGGACAGTTGGAAACTTTTGGAGGTATCACCCCAAAGGGTAAAGGCATTCCGGCTGACGTTGGACTAGCTGGAATCGACCACAGTCAGAAAGTAACACAGGAACTTCCTGAGTCCACAAGTTTTGACGTTAAAGGTATCGAACAGGAGGCTCCGGCGAAACCATTCGCCAAGGACTTTTGGGAGACCCACGGAGAAACACTTGATGAGTACAACAGTCGTTCAACCTTCTTCGGATTCAAAAATGCTACCGAAGCTGAACTCTCCAACTCAGTCGCTGGGATGGCTTTCCGTGCTGGTCGCCTCGATAATGGTTTTGATGTGTTTAAAGACACCATTACGCCGACTCGCTGGAACTCTCACATCTGGACTCCAGAAGAGTTAGAGAAGATTCGAACTGAGGTTAAGAACCCTGCGTATATCAACGTGGTAACTGGTGGTTCTCCTGAGAATCTTGACGACCTCATTAAGTTGGCTAACGAGAACTTTGAGAATGACTCACGCTCTGCCGAAGCTGGACTGGGTGCCAAACTGAGTGCTGGTATTATCGGTGCTGGTGTGGACCCACTCAGCTATGTTCCTATGGTCGGTGTGACTGGTAAGAGCTTTAAGTTAATCAATAAGGCTCTTGTAGTTGGTGCCGAAAGTGCTGCGCTGAACGTTGCATCCGAAGGTCTACGTACCTCCGTAGCTGGTGGTGACGCTGACTACTCAGGGGCTGCTTTAGGTGGCTTTGTGTTTGGTGCTGGTATGTCCGCAATCAGTGACGCTATCGCTGCTGGACTGAAACGTAGTAAACCCGAAACTGAGTTCGACAATGAGTTCATCGGACCTATGATGCGAATGGAAGCCCGTGAGACCGCACGCAACGCAAACTCTACGGACCTCTCTCGTATGAACACTGATAACATGAAGTTTGAAGGTGAGCATAACGGAGTACCTTATGAGGACCTTCCTACTGAGAAGGGCGCTGTGGTACTGCACGATGGCTCCGTTATAAGTGCAAACAACCCAATCAACCCTAAGACCCTCAAAGAGTTCTCTGAGGTTGACCCTGAGAAGGCTGCGCGAGGAATCAAACTTGCTGGGTTCACCGAGATAGGCTTGAAGACCTTGGGGTCTGACGATGCTGACATCCGCAGAGTGGCTATCGACCTCGTTCGCTCTCCTACTGGTATGCAGTCTGGTGCCTCAGGGAAGTTCGGTGCAACAGCTTCTGACATCCATGAGAGACTTCACGGTACCGACCAGCGTACTTATAATGACTTGTACAAAGCAATGTCTGACGCTATGAAAGACCCTGAGTTCTCTACTGGCGGAGCTAAGATGTCCCGTGAAGAAACTCGCTACACTATCTACCGTAGAGCGGCACTGGCTATTGAGCGTCCAGAGTTACAGAAGGCACTCACTCCGTCTGAGAGAATAGTTATGGACACTATTAAGCGTCACTTTGACACCAAGCGTGAACTTATGGAGAACCCAGCAATCTTCGGTAATACGAAGTCTGTTAGTATTTTCCCTGAGAGTCGCCACAAAGGGGCTTACGTTCCTCACGTTTACGACCGTCATGCAAAAGCACTGATGATTCAACGCTACGGTGCCGAAGGTTTACAGGAAGGTATTGCTCGTTCGTGGATGAACAGCTACGTCTCCAGACCTTGGGTCAAGGTCAGAGTCGATGAGATGCTTAAGGAATTACACGGGGTGAAGGAAGTAACACCAGAGATGGTAGAGAAGTACGCTATGGATAAGGCTTACGGTATCTCCCACTCAGACCAGTTCACCAACAGTTCCATAATCGAAGAGAACATTGAGGGCTTAGTAGGTATAGAGAACAACTCATTCCTTGAGGCACGTAACTTGTTTGATTCGGACCTATCCATCACTATGCCAGACGGACAGCAATTCTCAGTGAACGACCTAAGGGACTTCGATATGTTCCGCATCATGCCAGCGTATGACCGCTGTATCAATGGTGACATCGCTATCATGGGGTCTACAGGGAAAACCACTAAGGAACTTAAGGATGAGATTTTGGCTCTCAAAGCGAAAGCTGAGGGAGACGGTAAGAAGACTGGCGAGGTTCATGCTCTAATGGATACCGTTAAGATTCTTACTGGTCGTGCTCGACGTAATCAGGACACTGTGTGGGAAACCACATTACGTTCCATCAATGACCTAGGGTTCTTCGCTAAGAACGCCTACATGGGTGCTCAGAACATTACGGAGATTGCTGGGATGATTGTCACTGGTAACGTGCGTGCTCTCGGTCACGGTATCCCAATTCTGCGTGACACCCTCTACAAGTCTAAACCAGTTTCCGCTAAGGAACTCAAGGAACTCCATGCGTCTCTGTTCGGAAAGGAGGTGGACCAGTTGATTAGACCTCAACGTGCTGATATAGTGCAGCGTCTAAGGGAAGCAACTGATACAGGGCCTGTTGTGGCGAACATCGTAGGTACCTTGAAGTATTCCACACAGGAACTGGCTGCTCGCTCTCCGTGGACTAAGCTGCTGAACGGAACCACTAACTACCTTCTGGATGCTGCGCGTCAAGGTATGCTTGGGGACGTTATTAGTGCCACCCTAACAGGCAAGACTACCCGCTGGGAGAAAGAAGGCTTCCTTCGTGGTGCCTCCGTAACTCCTGAGCAGATGGCTGGCATCAAGTCTCTCATCAAGGAACATATGGTACGTGGTGAGGACGGGAAGTTTACAGTTAAGGACAAGCAAGCGTTCTCTATGGACCCACGGGCTATGGACTTATGGCGACTGGCTGACAAGGTAGCTGATGAGGCAATGCTGCGTCCGCATAAGGTGTCCTTACAGGATTCCCATGCGTTCGGAGCATTAGGTAAGATGGTTATGCAGTTTAAGTCTTTCACTATCAAGTCCCTTAACTCTAAGTTCCTGCGAACCTTCTATGATGGATACAAGAACAACCGAGCGATTGACGCTGCGCTGAGCATTATCACCTCTATGGGTCTCGCTGGTGGTTTCTATGCTATGGCTGCACACGTCAAAGCATACGCTCTGCCTAAGGAGAAACGTAAGGAGTACTTGGAGCGTGCACTGGACCCAACCATGATTGCCCACGCTGCGTTATCTCGTAGTTCTCAATTGGGCGCTCCTTTGGCTATGGCTGACCTAGTTGGCGGTGTCTTAGGGTTCGAATCTTCCAAGATGGCTCGCTCAACGATTCTGCCTAAGGACACCATGAAGGAACGTGACCCAAACAAACCGTACACCTCTAGAGAGGTAATGGGAGCTATGGGTTCGAACCTTCTGGAGCAGATGCCTTCCGCTGGCTTTGTGGCTAACGTAGGGGCTACCTTAATGAATGCTGCTGGTGTGGTTAACTCACCTAACAAAGCAACCGAGCAGGACTTCATGACTGGATTGATGAACTCTACCAAAGAGTTAGTGCCTAACGACCCTCTTACTCAACAGCTTGTGGTTAAGATTTATGAGGCGAACGGTGTTAACCTGAGGGAGCGTAAGAAATAATACGACTCACTATAGGGAGAGGCGAAATAATCTTCTCCCTGTAGTCTCTTAGATTTACTTTAAGGAGGTCAAATGGCTAACGTAATTAAAACCGTTTTGACTTACCAGTTAGATGGCTCCAATCGTGATTTTAATATCCCGTTTGAGTATTTAGCCCGTAAGTTCGTAGTAGTAACCCTTATTGGCGTAGACCGCAAGGTCCTTACGATTAATGCAGACTACCGTTTTGCTACGCGTACTACCATCTCACTTACCAAGGCTTGGGGTCCAGCGGATGGATACACTACCATCGAGTTACGCCGAGTAACCTCCACAACCGACCGATTGGTTGACTTTACGGATGGTTCAATCCTCCGTGCGTATGACCTTAACGTCGCTCAGATTCAAACGATGCACGTAGCGGAAGAGGCCCGTGACCTCACTGCTGATACCATAGGTGTCAATAATGATGGTCATTTGGATGCTCGTGGTCGTCGAATTGTTAACCTAGCGAACGCTGTGGATGACCGCGACGCTGTTCCGTTTGGTCAACTTAAGACCATGAACCAGAACTCGTGGCAGGCGCGTAATGAGGCACTACAGTTCCGTAATGAGGCTGAGACTTTCAGAAATCAAACGGAGGTTTTTAAGAATGAGTCCGGTACTAACGCTACGAACACAAAGCAGTGGCGAGATGAGGCTAATGGGTCCCGAGATGAAGCCGAGCAGTTCAAGAATACGGCTGGTCAATACGCTACATCTGCTGGGAACTCTGCTACTGCTGCGCATCAATCTGAGGTAAACGCTGAGAACTCCGCTACAGCAGCAGCGAACTCTGCGAATTTGGCAGAACAACACGCAGACCGTGCGGAACGTGAAGCAGACAAGCTGGGGAATTTTAATGGACTGGCTGGTGCAATTGACAGGGTGGATGGAACCAATGTGTACTGGAAAGGAGGTATCCATGCGAACGGACGCCTTTACCTTACCTCAGATGGTTTCGACTGTGGTCAGTATCAACAGTTCTTTGGTGGTTCTGCTGGTCGTTACTCTGTCATGGAGTGGGGTGATGAGAACGGATGGCTGATGTATGTTCAACGTAGAGAGTGGACAACAGCGATAGGTGATAACATCCAGCTATTAGTAAACGGACATATCATCGCCCAAGGTGGAGACATGACTGGTCCGCTGAAATTGCAGAATGGACATGCCCTTTACTTAGAGTCCGCATCCGACAAGGCGCAATATATTCTATCTAAAGATGGTAACAGAAACAACTGGTACATTGGTAGAGGATCAGATAACAACAATGACTGTACCTTCCACTCCTATGTGTATGGTACGAACTTAACACTCAAGCCGGACTATGCAGTAGTTAACAAACGCTTCCACGTAGGTCAGGCAGTTGTAGCCACTGATGGTAATATTCAAGGTACTAAGTGGGGAGGTAAGTGGCTTGATGCTTACCTAAACGATACTTACGTTAAGAAGACAAAGGCCTGGACTCAAGTATGGGCTGCTGCTGGAGGTAGTTACATGGGAGGAGGTTCTCAGACTGATACTCTCCCACAGGACTTGCGATTCCGCAACATATGGATTAAGACCAGAAACAACTATTGGAACTTCTTCCGAACTGGTCCTGACGGTATCTACTTCCTTTTAGCCGAGGGCGGTTGGCTAAAATTCCAGATACACTCTAATGGCAGGGTATTTAAGAACATATCGGATAGAGATGCGCCTCCAACAGCAATAGCCGTAGAGGACGTGTAATAAGCATCAAAGGAACTACTTTAAGTCCACGGATGGACTATCACACTAAGGAGGACACATGTTGTCATTGGATTTTAACAACGAACTAATTAAAGCGGCACCGATTGTAGGTACAGGTGTTGCAGATGTTAGTGCAAGACTGTTCTTCGGGCTAAGCCTGAATGAATGGTTCTATGTGGCTGCTATCGCCTACACAGTGGTTCAGATTGGTGCCAAGGTAGTCGATAAGATTATTGATTGGAAGAAAGCAACTAAGGAGTAACTCTATGGAAGTCGATAAGAGCCTGATAGCTTTCTTAGAGATGTTGGATACAGCGATGGCTCAACGTATGCTGGCAGACCTAGCTAACGACGAGAAGCGCACCCCACAACTCTATAACGCTATCAACAAACTGTTAGACCGTCACAAGTTCCAAATCGGTAAGTTGCAGCCGGATGTTCACATCTTGGGTGGCCTTGCTGGTGCTCTTGAGGAGTACAAAGAGAAAGTCGGTGACAACGGTCTTACGGATGACGATATTTATACATTACAGTGATATGCTCAAGGTCTCCTACGGGTGGCCTTTATGGATGTCATTGTCTACACGAGATGCTCCTACCGTGAAATCTGAAAGTTAACGGGAGGCATTATGCTAGAATTTTTACGTAAGCTAATCCCTTGGGTTCTCGCTGGGATGCTATTCGGATTGGGATGGCATCTAGGGTCAGACTCAATGGACGCTAAATGGAAACAGGAGGTACACAATGAGTACGTTAAGAGAGTTGAGGCTACGGCGAGCACTCAAAGAGCAATCAATGAAATATCGGCTAAGTATCAAGAAGACCTTGCCGCGCTGGAAGGGAGCACTGATAGGATTATTTCTGATTTGCGTAGCGACAATAAGCGGCTGCGCGTCAGAGTCAAACCTACCGGAACCTCCGAAGGTCAGTGTGGATTCGAGCCTGATGATCGAGCCGAACTTGACGACCGAGATGCTAAACGTATTCTCTCAGTGACCCAGAAGGGTGACGCATGGATTCGTGCGTTACAGGATACTATTCGTGAACTGCAACGTAAGCAGGAAATCAAGTAAGGAGGCAACGTGTCTACTCAATCCAATCGTAATGCGCTCGTAGTGGCGCAACTGAAAGGAGACTTCGTGGCGTTCCTGTTCGTCTTATGGAAGGCGTTAAATCTTCCGGTGCCAACTAAGTGCCAAATAGATATGGCTAAGGTGCTGGCGAATGGAGACAACAAGAAGTTCATCCTACAGGCTTTCCGTGGTATCGGTAAGTCGTTCATCACATGTGCGTTCGTTGTGTGGTCCTTATGGAGAGACCCTCAGTTGAAGATACTTATCGTATCAGCCTCTAAGGAACGTGCAGACGCTAACTCCATCTTTATTAAGAACATCATTGACCTGCTACCGTTCCTCGCTGAGTTAAAGCCAAGACCCGGACAGCGTGATTCTGTAATCAGCTTCGATGTGGGTCCAGCTAAACCTGACCACTCTCCTAGTGTGAAATCGGTAGGTATCACTGGTCAGTTAACAGGTAGCCGTGCTGACATTATCATTGCGGATGACGTTGAGATTCCGTCTAACAGTGCTACTATGGGTGCCCGTGAGAAGCTATGGACTCTTGTTCAGGAGTTCGCTGCGTTACTTAAACCGCTTACTTCCTCTCGCGTTATCTACCTTGGTACGCCTCAGACTGAGATGACTCTCTATAAGGAACTTGAGGATAACCGTGGGTATACCACTATCATCTGGCCTGCCTTGTACCCAAGGACACGCGAAGAGAACCTCTATTACTCACAGCGTCTTGCTCCTATGTTACGCGCTGAGTATGATGAGAACCCTGAGGCACTCGCTGGGACTCCAACAGACCCCGTGCGCTTCGACCGTGATGACCTACGTGAGCGTGAGTTGGAATACGGTAAGGCTGGCTTTACGTTACAGTTCATGCTTAACCCGAACCTGAGTGATGCCGAGAAGTACCCTCTGAGGCTCCGTGACGCTATCGTAGCGGCATTAGACTTAGAGAAGGCACCGATGCATTACCAATGGCTTCCGAACCGTCAGAACATCATTGAGGACCTTCCTAACGTTGGCCTTAAGGGTGATGACCTTCATACGTACCACGATTGCTCCAACAACTCCGGTCAGTACCAACAGAAGATTCTGGTCATTGACCCTAGTGGTCGCGGTAAGGACGAAACAGGTTACGCTGTGTTGTACACCCTGAACGGTTACATATACCTTATGGAAGCTGGAGGTTTCCGTGATGGTTACTCCGATAAGACCCTTGAGTTGCTCGCTAAGAAAGCTAAGCAATGGGGAGTCCAGACGGTCGTCTACGAGAGTAACTTCGGTGATGGTATGTTCGGTAAGGTGTTCAGTCCTATCCTTCTTAAACACCACAACTGCGCGATGGAAGAGATTCGTGCTCGTGGTATGAAGGAGATGCGTATTTGTGATACCCTTGAGCCAGTCATGCAGACTCACCGCCTTGTCATTCGTGATGAGGTCATTAGGGCCGACTACCAGTCCGCTCGTGATGTAGACGGTAAGTATGATGTTAAGTATTCACTGTTCTATCAGATGACCCGTATCACTCGTGAGAAAGGCGCTCTGGCACACGATGACCGATTAGATGCCCTAGCGTTAGGCATTGAGTATCTCCGTGAGTCCATGCAGTTGGATTCCGTTAAGGTCGAAGGTGAAGTGCTTGCTGACTTCCTTGAGGAACACATGATGCGTCCTACAGTGTCTGCTACCCACATCATTGAGATGTCTGTGGGAGGAGTTGATGTGTACTCTGAGGACGATGAGGGTTACGGTACGTCTTTCATTGAGTGGTGATTTATGCACTGAGACTGCATAGGGATGCACTATAGACCACGGATGGTCAGTTCCTTAAGTTACTGAAAAGACACGGAAAATTAATACGACTCAGTATAGGGAGAGGAGGGACGAAAGGTTACTATATAGATACTGAATGAATACTTATAGAGTGCATAAAGTATGCATAGTAGTGTACCTAAAGTGACCTCTAAGAATGGTGATTATATTGTATTAATATCACCCTAACTTAAAGACCAACATAAAGGGAGGAGACTCATGTTCCGCTTATTGTTGAACCTGCTGCGGCATAGAGTCACCTACCGATTTCTTGTGGTACTTTGTGCTGCCCTTGGGTACGCATCTCTTACTGGAGACCTCAGTTCACTGGAGTCTGCCGTTTGCTCTATACTCACTTGTAGCGATTAGGGTCTTCCTGACCGACTGATGGCTCACCGAGGGATTCAGCGGTATGATTGCATCACACCACTTCATCCCTATAGAGTCAAGTCCTAAGGTATACCCATAAAGAGCCTCTAATGGTCTATCCTAAGGTCTATACCTAAAGATAGGCCATCCTATCAGTGTCACCTAAAGAGAGGCTTAGAGAGGGCCTAGGGAGTTCCTAGAGGGTCCTTTAAAATATACCATAAAAATCTGAGTGACTATCTCACAGTGTACGGACCTAAAGTTCCCCCCATAGGGGTACCTAAAGCCCAGCCAATCACCTAAAGTCAACCTTCGGTTGACCTTGAGGGTTCCCTAAGGGTTGGGGATGACCCTTGGGTTTACCTTGAGTGTCTCTCCTTGTCCCCT